ACCTTGGTCTGCGCCAGCGGGTTGATCTTCGACGCGAAGGACAGTTGCGGGTTGACGTTGGCGATGGACCCGAACTGCATCAGTTGCGCGACAGAGACGTACCCGGCCCGCGTGACAATCATCAGGTCGCCGCCGATCTTGACCACGCCCCGCACGTCCACCGGCGCACCAGCGTCATAGACGCCGACAATCGCCCACGTGGAGGCAGACGATGGATCTGTCCCCTGATAGACAATCACGTCACCCGAAGACATGACCGCAACGAACAGGTCGTCGGGACCGTCACCGCCATCTCTGGCCATGGAGCCGACTGAAATCAGCTTGCCGCCGAAGTCCCCGACCCGTGAGAGCGGGAACTTGTTGACCGTGCCGCCGAGGGTGTTCAGGGCGGAGTACCAGAAGTCCTGGCTGCCATCCTCCCAGAAGAATGTCCGGTTCTTGAAGACCGTAATCCCGATGAGGTTTGCCGAAGTCAGGCCGGACCCCGTCACCGTCAGGCTCGATACCGATGTGCCGTTGAACTGCTGTGGTGTGTCGGTGCCGTTCACCAGCCCCATCTTGCCGTCGAAGTTGGCCCACTGCCAGCGGTCCACCGAATAGCCGCTCGCGAGGCTGGATGCGGTGCCGGAACTGGTCACGTCATAGATTGACCCGTTTGCCGCCGCGAGGAACTTGGAGTTTGCCCCGTTGATGAAGGTCGCCAGCGTGTCCACCGACGATGATGCCGTACCGACTGAGGTTGCGTAGGACGAATGACCCTGACGCAGCGCCACACCCGCAAAGTCGGGGTAGAAGTTGTCCATTTGCAGGGCATCCAGCGGGGACATGTTGTCCTCGGAATCCCGTGCGTTCAGGCCACCAACCGGGGCCGGGAGGGTCTGCGATACGGACACCCCGCCAAGCTGGCGCGCCCTGATCTGGCCTCTGCGTTGACGTGCGAGGGCGTCCATCATCGGAACCTCACAATCTGCCTGTCACGCGGCACGTCCTCGGTTTCCCAAGGCGGTTGTGCGCGGCGCTGGTCTGGCGTGAACTCACGCCGCGTTTGAACGTTGCGGGCTTCGACTTCACCAGCAAGATGCTTGTAACCGAGAACCGGGTCGGTGTTGATGTTGTATATCTCAATCTGCCGTCCGATTTCGCTGGGATCACGTGCTAACTGCAACGCCTCGGGGGAGTATGGCTCGCCGCTAGGCAAAGCGTCCGGAAATCCCTTCAGGAACTCATCTACCCCGCCCCATTCTCGCGCCAATTCGCGAATCATCTGCGCCTGTTGAATGACCCACATGTCCGGGGTCGGCCCGAGGGCGTTCGGGCCGACATCCCCCGGGGAGCCGCCTCTTGCAAAGGCTTCTCGATTCTGTATTGCGTGCTGTGTCTCGTGCAAAGCAGTTGAGAGCGCACCGCCTTCGAGGTCGCCGCGAACCTGCATCCGGTCCCTGTCGGCCATGTATGCCCCGCTCGGCAGGTTTCCCTTTCCTGACCTGCCGAACGTTTCCACGTGAATGTCAGCGGCGTCGGGATAAGCAGTGTAAGCCTTTTGATGCTGTACCAAGTCGCCAAGAGGGCGGTCGAACTCCACTCCCAAGCTGTTCATTTCGTCCGCAAGAGTTGCCGCACTGTCGTCAATCTCGAAACGCCACTTGCCATCCGCACCCTGAAACCAGCCGGTCTCGTCCCATATCTTGCGGGGGTCTGCGCCTTGCTCTGCCATACCTTCGGCTTTTCGCAATGCCCCCATGTTGGCGTTCCTGGCCCCCGGTCCCGCGAACATCGCCACAGATCCGGGCACGCCAAGGCCAAGCAGACCGCCGAACAGTTGCGTCCCGCCTTCCAGCGCCCCGATACCATCCCGACGCATCAGCGCCTTCGTCAGTGCATCGCTGCCCTGCAACATGTCCCGCACGTCAGCGCCCGGCCCCATCAGTTCCGGCAGAATGTCCAGAACATCGTTGACCGTGCTGCCAAGATGCGGCCCGCCGTAGTAACGGATATTCTTCTTCAGGTCGCGGTATCCCTCGGGTCCAAAGGCGTACTTGCCCGCGTCCCATACGTCTTTCCAGCCCGACTGCGCGCGCCTCAGCAATGCGTCCGTCAGGGCTTCGCTCATGACCCGTATCCACCATCCGGCAGGATTGCGACAGGGCGATAGGCCGAGTCCCCCGCCATGTCCAGCGTGGGCTTGCCGCCGCCATCAGAGGCCGCAATCAGGTTGAACTGCTTTTCGTACTGGTCGCGTTCCTCCGCGTAGGGCATACCGAGCCGGGACAGGAAGCGCCACGTCACGCCGCGCTCGATAAGGTACTCATCGAACAGGAACGTGTCGCCGTTCTTGGTCGCCGACGACTTGGCAGACCCGTCATCCGCGTCCACAGCCCAGTTCTTGCTGATGTACTCGAACACCAGCGTTTGCGCCTCGTCCGGGGTCGGGTCGATGAAGAACGTGGAGCCAGTCCCCTTGACGCGGAACCGATCCCGGATTGAGGGCGTCACCAGACCAGACTTGCGCAACTGCCATTCCTGCGGGGAGGTCGCGCCACGCACCTGCCAGTAGTCGGAGCGGTTCCACGCCGTGTCCTGGATGATGCGCAGGAAGTCGTCGGGAAGGGCATAGGAAGCCGTTGACGCCACCGTGGCGAACGTGTGCTCTGCCTGAAGTGCCGACCAGTCGAACCGGCGCGACAGGGCATTGCATTCCACGTTGACCAGCCTGCGGAGCGTTGCTGCGTCCTTCGCGTCGGAAGTCGCATCGGCAATCGTCGTCAGCCCTTGCTCTTCCGCGACGTTCTGGACGACGGTCAGGAGGGTCATGCGGCTTTCCTGCCCCGTTTCGGCTGCGCGTCAACCAGCGCCTTGAGTTCCGCGTTGTCTGCCATCAAAGCCTCCATCTGTGCCTTCATCTCGGCAAGCTGTGTCGCCATCTTGTCCGGCTCGTTGTCCATCATGTGCTTCGCTTCCTCGCGCAGACGGACGCCGTTGTGAATGCGGGTCACGACCGAATCCTTGGCGTCAGCCAGATCCTCGACCGAGAAGATGTTGTGGTGGTTCAAGGTCATCTTCAGGGCCGGGGTAATGCGTGCCCATGTGTCCAGCGGGCGCCCGTCGATTTCATCCTCGCGGCCCGCTTTCCACTTCTCCCGTGCGCGCTTGGCCCGCTCGATCTCCTGTTCCAGCCGTTCGCGGTCTTCCATCGAATTGGCGTTGCGAAGCTGCTGGTCCTTCTTGGCAAACCAGTCATCGGCCCGGATTGACATTTCCGACTTCTCGTCCGTGCGGATGGAGATGTACTCCACGTCCTCCCAGACAGGCTCCCCGGTCTCGCGGGTCTTTGCCTCGTCCTGGACGGACTTGAGAACGAACTTGATCCTGACGCTCATTTGATCCTCGCTTGCCTGAACCGATAGGGGAGAAGGCCGTGACCATGCACCTGGATGGAACAGCCGTTGCGGGTGAGGATTTCGGTCAGCAACGCGAATTCCTCGACCTGCCGTGCAAGGGGGACGTTGGTCCGAAACATCTTCCCGTTGCACTCGACATGAAAGATGGTCCCGAACAGGTCCGTGTCGTCGCGGTTGATGTGCGACGGCCCGTCAAAGGATGAATCCACGCCGTAGAAATGAAACTTCCGATAGCCCCGGTAATAGGCCAGCGACGGGAGCCTGAGCATACAGGTGGACCCGCCCGAGAAGACCTCGCCCTTCTTGCCGTATTTCAGGCCAAGGCGGCGCACAAGGTCTTCCTCACCGAATTCGTTGTTCATGTGCCAGAGGATGGTCTGACGGCCCTGAAGGTGGTCGAAGAACCCCGGTGAGCAGCATGAGGCGACGAGGTACACTGTGCGGTCGTTCAGCTTGGTGACGACGCTTGGCATCCTGTCAGCCGGGTCACAGAAACCCGCTGCATCGGGGATGATTCCCTTGGAAATGAGGTAGTCATGCGCCCCGTTGATGGCCCAGACCTTCGCGCCTTTCTTCTGCTTGCGGCGGATGGTCGGGATGGACCCCTTGACGGAAGGGGCATTGGCCACGAACAGAACCTCGCCGTCACGCGGTGGCATCTGCCCATAGAGCCATGGAATATCGCGGGCCGAGTTGACCATGATGTTGAACAGGACGCGGCCCTTGTCGTTCCTGACAACCTTCTGCCCGGCAAAGCGGGATAGGGGCAGCGTTTCCACTGCCCCCACCTGCCCACTCAAGTGAGAGTGGTTCCCACAACGGGGAAGTTCAGAATCGCAGAGGTCGAAGCCGACGCCGTGATCGTTGCAAACGTCACGATGCCGTTGATGTTTTCTGCGCCCGTGGTCTGGTCATCGTCCAGATACCCGGTCACCGCCGTGCTGTTGAGCTGGGTGGTAGCCGAGCAGTTGGTCTTGACATTCACGGTCGCGATGCCCGAACGCTGGACCCAGCCATAGTCGCCGGATGCAAATGCAACCGGGACCACGCCGACCCACAGGCCAAAGGCGTTCGCGGTGGCCGTGGTATCGACTGCCTGAATGCCCCAGTCCGAAGCGATCTGCACCGCGTCGTACTGTTCCAGAGCCTCGTCCGCCTCGCAGTAGACCCACATCGAACCGTCGTCGCCAATGGCATGGTCGCCAAGGGCAAAGCGCCGGTCCTGTTCGGTCGAAGCCACCGTGAAGTCGGGATGACCGCCGATGACGCCATTGATAATCGCCATGTCAGCCTCCTAGGTAAAGAGCACGCCCTGGCGAGCACGATTGCTCACGCAGAGATTGCCCATGAACAGGATGGGAATTGCCGTCGCATCCTGGTTGAACGACACCTTGTCTTCCTGCACGGACATGTCGGCATCGCGGTGAACCACGAGTTCGAGGTAGTCGGTGTTGAGGAAGAACATGCGGTTCGCGGTGATGCCGCTGCCGCCGTCGTGGATCACGTCTGCCGTGACGAACTTCAGCGAGGTGAAGCCCGCAACGCCTTCATCAGCACTGGCGTACCGCTGCAAGTCCTGCAACGAGTTCCAGTAGGTGTTGAAGATTTCGTTGGACGAGCAGATCAGGTCGGGCTTGTCAGCACCACGGACGCAATCCAGCCAGAGTTCGTTCATCGAACCCTTGATGTTGGTCGTGGTGATGGTGCCGCCGTCCTTGAACTGGTTGGCCCAGAACGAATTGGCAGACGCATTGATGCCGCCCACGGTGCCGAGGCCATCGGTCTGAATCAGAAGATCCAGGCCGCCGATTTCCTTGGACCCCGACCCCGTGCCATCGGAGTAGATGCCCTCGGAAACCTTGTTGGCCATGGTCCGCATGGCGTTGGTGGTGCGGGCCTCGGCCAGATCGATGATCTGTTCGCGGCCCATGTTCATGCGAAGTTCACGACCCGAGGCGACGACGTTGACCGCAGCCTGCTTCCAGTCGTACTTGGCGGCAGACAGAACATCGGACTGGCCGACATTCAGGGTCTCGTACCCGTCATACCACTGGAAGGTCGAATTCTCGGCGTAATCCAGCGGGCGGACGATTTCATAACCGCCGCCAAGGCGCTTGATCTTGCCGCGCGCACGCAACCGGGCAAACAGGGCGTTGTGGTTCGTGACATTGTCATAAACCGCGTCCGGATGGTTGCGAAGCGT